GTCATCGTTGTACCCGATATAGAGCCAGTAAACACTGCGGAGTCTGCTGGATATGCTTGCAACGTCACTAAAGCACTATCTGTGTCCCACCAGATTTCTACAAACTCCCCCGCCTGAAGCTCTACGAAATAATTCCAACCAGCAATAATTTTGCCCTCATCTCCGGCGGTTGCGCTTTTCCTAGCGGGTACAGAAATGACTCCACGAGACCCCGGGATGTCTGACCCCGGCCCCGCCCCGTTCTTACGTAGCCAGATGGATATATTGTGAATATCATTATCTGCGTTTTGGAATTGCCCAGACCACTGTAAGTTGTATATTCCGGCGTAAGTAACGGTTAGTCTGGAGTTGCTTACCAACGACACATCCGCCGCGTAGTCTGTTGTATTAAACAACATCGCAGTGGGTACATTTGCAGCCAACGTTTGAGACGTTGTATCTTGAAACGCTCCGTAAGGTGCCCTAAGAAAACGTGTACCGCTCTTATCTAGTAGTTGCTGTACAAAGTTATCTATTGTGTTGAAATACTGCCGCAAAATGTTATGCGTCGTATCTGTATACCCACGATCAAACTCAACCGGCGCAAACGGTAGCGCTGGCGCTTTAGTAGGGTCGAGTCTTTCTTTGCCAGCCATTAGTTTCTACCGTCAGGACGCACATCAATACGTGGCACACCTAACTGCCATTGGGTGCCAATACTATTTGATTCAATTTTAAACGCCATCTGGCGTCCACGCACCCGACTATAAATAATTTCGGTAAACTGCTGCACGTTGTAAGTAGTTTCTCCGGCGTAGCTTTGCGCGGAGGTTACTTGACGGGGCAAAGTCGCACCATAGTTAGAACCGGGATTTTGTTTTGGGCGTACCGTAAACTGCACGTAAGGTTTATCAGAAGTTTGTCCTGTGGTGTCTGAACCATCAAAAGTAATATCTGGAATCATTCGCCATACAAACCCGTAGTTGTGGCCGTCACTAATATCAAAGTCAGATGATTGAATATAAGCGTTGATTGGGGTAGGCGGATTGGTTGAACCGTTATCTACCGCTGCTTCGTGGTACACAACTATGTTACCAGCCGTTGCCGCCATTGGGTATGGGCGTAATGGAGAGTCCAACCAAGCCGTGCGATCAAGGGTTCCGTAATACCAGACGCGATCCAGATAGTTAAAGATGACGTAACGATCAATTACATCTGACTTCTTAGAACAATAGTTCCACCAGACTTCGGAATAACCTTCGTTAGTACCGGCGTTAAACTGCGCTTCTTGATCTCGATTGATGTCGTTAAAGATGAACTGACGCACCGAACACGGCAGCGTTTCGACCCGGCCTGAGTACATATAAAACTTGTCTACACCCATCCAATACACAGCACCAGAAGCAGTCGCCATAGCGTTGGGGGCAATTAGTGAGACATTGTCCGCAAGCAATGTGAAACCGTACACAAGTGGCGGTCCCAAATATTGCATAGCGTAAATAGACGCATCAGTCCAAACTACAATTTCTTGGCGGGTTTGTAATGCGCCTACAATCTCAGACCCGTGAGACAACCGATAGCTACCTGCTTGGTTTGTGGCGGCTGGCGTCCAACCTGTATAACTTTCTTGTTCAGACCAACGGATAAGTAAGGGGTCTATGGGCGTAGTGTCGTAAGCACCGTAGTCGTTGCAACCAAACGCAATCGTAATACGCGAAGTATCCGACACCATAATCTGGTTAATTTTAGACGGTACGTCTGTGCCTGTAACGACTGTACCGCGAGTGTTGTACGCAGGGGTTGCGCCTGAACCGGGGTCCCAAACATATAGCGCACTTCCGCGAGGGGAGAATAACAGACGTTCGCCAAAGTTAGCTTGGCTCCATAAACGTAATTGCAAATTAAAGCCAGTGGTAAAACCAGAACCCCAGTTTCGTACATTGTTCGCAGTAGTAGGTAGCGGCGTCGGAACATACATCGTGACTGCGCCCCCACTTGCTGCCGTGGAAGACGTTGTGTACGTAATAACCGGACCGGGAGCAATACCAATTACCGTCGAGATAGTAAAAGTATTTGCGCCAGTAACTGTGACTTGAAAAGCTTTTTGCAAAGCTAATCGGTTTATACCGCAAGCATTTGAAGAAATACTTGCAAAAAACACCGAGTTACCCGTGGTTAAATCATGTGGGTTAGGAGTTGTTACTGTTAATACCGAAACTCCGGTACCGGAAGCGGTAAAAGGGTTGGTTAATGTTAGTGTTGAATAAAGCGGCCACGGCCCAGCCCCCCATCCCGTGCCTATGGTATACGTGGCAAAACCAGTATTGATTTGGTAAGCAATCGTAATAGCCGCGTTTGAAGCCGTGCCCGTAGTAGCTGTGGCTAAAGTAACGGTGTATGATGTACCAGAAATAACTGTTGCAATTTGATACTCGCCATTAACGTCCACACCGCCAATTGTGTTTGCGCCAGCAATCGTAACAAAATCATTTACTTGCAAAGTATCTGCGGCGCTATCCGAAACAGTTAAAACCGTTCCGCTGGCTGTTAGCACAATTGTGGATAAATTAACTACTGGTGGGCCAGCAGAAGCCGTATTGCCGTTAGTTTCACGGATAGGCGTGATGTCATAATATTCACCGCCATCTTCTACATAGAATTTTAAGTTGGTGCCTACACCCATCAAATTGTATTGCTTCAGCGTTACCCAGTTCCACAGTGACCTGCATACGCCCAAAAATGTGTTGTAAGACAGTGCAGCCCAACCACCAATCTTCTCAGGGTAACCCGAACGAAAACGAATTTTATCGCAGTCATACCAACCACCCTCATTGGCTAATGTAGTGCCTTCTCGGTTCACACCCGGACGGAATTGAAGTTTCTGCAATGGCATGGTTGTTCCTTATCAGGCCAGCATGGTTTCAGCGTGGGTCTTGGCTTCCGCAACGCGGCGCAGCCACCCTTTACCGAAGGTCGCAAACGTAGGCAGACTGCGGTAAAACGTTTCTTTTTCTGCACTGAATTTTGCCACTAATTCGCTTTGATTGGCAGCTTTTAATGCCGCCATGGTCTTGGGTCCGATAGCTCCGTCTGGGGTAGCACCGATGGCTTTTTGCATGGTCTTGATCGCCCGCCCCGGCCCAGCGTTGACCGCAAAGTCAAACATCAGGTAGTCCAGACCGTCCGGCATCTCGTCAGCTTTAACCGCATCCCAGTATTTACGCTTGTACATGGGAGCCACTACCTCGGGTGTCAGAGCGCGCATTGCCTTTTCGTCAACAACGTGCCCCACCCACTCTTCCCAGACCTTTTTGGTTACGCCCAGATTGGTCATGCCGCCGGGGTCGAGCTTGTGGTGAACGAAACCCCCCTCATGCTTCAAGATGGCTTGCAATGCGGCGGCAAAGTTCTCTTTCATTTTTTATCGGGAGCAATCACACCAATCAGACCAACAATAGCCAGCCCGGTTGTAATAATAGCGTCCGCCATTTGCGGCGCAATAGGAATACCGATTGCTGTTAAAAACATAAAAGCACCGCGCCATGTTGATGGCTCTTTAGCCCGTGCCAGAAAATATGATTTCATATTGCCTCCTGAAATAAGTTTATTAACGAAATTCCGGTCCGCCCACCCAAAGCACCGCCGATCTACGCACCCCTTTAGTTACAGGAGCCACCCGGTGCAAAACATAGGACGGAAAAAACCATGCCCTTCCACGTTTACATTCCAGCGTATCCGTTACGTCTTTAGCTACTTTTACTTGAAATTCCCCACCTTCAAATTCCGTAGGATCAGATAGCAGTAGTGCCATTGATAGCTTACGGGGCGCACAAGAATCTACAGGTGTAGCATCAATGTGCCAGTCATAATGTCCTTTTTCCCCGCCTTGATATACACCAAGCTGCATCGGCTCATAAAAACCAGTCAATTCAAAATGGAAGAACCTTCTATTAACTTCGGCAACTGCTATAGCAAGCTTTTCCCAAATGTGTCGTAGCTCAGGTTTCACGCCGACCCAGTTAATTTGAGATGACCGGATGCTTTTATCCATCATATTTTCTCCATCCTGATCGCCTATACAGCCATTTTCCACGCTCATCCATTCAGGTTGTGCAAGTAAAAGATTAATTTCAGCGTCGGTAAGAAATCCTTCCCAGTACGCGATAAAGTCTTTACCAGCAGAATTTCGAGGAGGTATTGGAAAAATCATTTGCACTCCATTAAAAAACTTCTATTTTTTGCGTAAGAATAAACATCACGTATTGTGCTATCACCAGCTTCTTGATTGTGAGGCCCGTTTTTTCGAACAAAGTGAAGAAATACTTGCCCGGAGTAATAATCTTTTGGGCCGTCGCATTTGTCCCTCCAGTGTTCTACATCACAACCGGGATATACAACACCGTCACCTTCAGCTAAATCAAATCGCTGGTCGCCCATGTAAATAGGCCAAGCATAGTTATGGGATCTACCCAACTGAACCGTAACGCTTATTTCACAAGCGGGGCGATCTTTGTGCTTTTTTAGCACATCATCATTACTGTATAACCTAGCATATGCGTAAGTAGGGATTAATTCTTCCCCGACAGCTTTTTCCACTGTAGGCCACAATCTTTCATGTAGCGTTTCAAACAACACTTCGTGATCCATAATTGCTTTAGCGTTAGGAATTTGTTCATCCCCACGCGGTGCTATATCAGCTTGCCGCATCAACACATGTGTAAAAAATTGGCAAAACTCAAGAGGTATAAGTTTACTGATATATATCGGCATTGTTATACAACTCCTGCGGATATAAGAATTTCTGGGTCAAAAGAAAATTCTTTACCTATAAGATCTTTATATTGTTCTACTTTAACTGGGTCCGCGATAAATTTTTCTTCTCTAGCTTGGTCTTCTGTTAAGCTTAAACCTGCTAATGCAATACGTTTTTTTATTACTTCCATGTCTTCAATATCAGGCCACATTTTCATTGGTTGATACGCATACGCAGGATACATACTTGGGTCTTGGTACTTAGTTTTATCGGAAGCAAACGAAACAAGTAATGACGATGAAGCTTCATCATACCCGTGGATTTTCATGTAAATAGCGCTCATAACTTTTCCTTTGTATTAAGCAACTCCGCCCTGCCGTGTTCCTGTGGCGGGCCAAGTAACAAATGGGTTTCCAACAATGTAGTTACCTGCTGCCCCGCCACCCCCTCCAGTAGCTTGTGCGATAGGAGTACCGGACGGCGACGTACTGCTACCGCCAGTAGCGCCTACTGCGCCGCGCCCCCCACCAGTCCCACCGGTCCCGCCTATGACATAGCCTGCTGGGGGAGATCCTCCTGCGCCCCCAGCCCCGCCAGCAGGACTAGTACCAGTACTACCCGGAGAACCACTAATTCTAGGATTACCGGGTGCCGCAGTTCCGCCCCCAGCACCTCCAACGCCACCATTTCTACCAGAACCACCACCCCCACCACCACCACCTGACGCAGCAATAAGCATTGGGTTAACTTGAACTTTCTTACCGCCACCAGCACCGCCACCGCCACCGCCCCCCGCGACAGTACCATTATTAGTCACGATGGTAGGACGATTAACGTATAGTGCCGAACCCCCCGCATTTCCAACTCCTCCGGGGTAAACACCAACTGCACCTACGCTTGCACCGGCCCCGCCCGTTCCACCCATACCCTGAATTACGCCATTGTTAATGATTGTTACTGTATCGGCTGGGCTAAACGCCGATGGAACAAGCATAGCGTAAGCTGGTACGGTCGCGCTGCCAACGGTTACTCCAGCATTTACTGTGACTGTAAGGTCAGTAGACCCAGCAACATATCCCGGAGTGCGATTAGTATATACATCGTAGTTAAGTGTGTCGGCAGCGATTGTTAGCGCTACTTGCGTCCGATTAGCAGAACCGTAAAAATCGCCCAACGCAATTTGCCCGGATGTAGGAATGGCGGCGTTACCGGGGGTATTTGGAACTAGCCCTCCACCACGATAGTATTCACTAAGAGAATGGGGTACGGTGCCACCAAACTCAGTAGCAATCGTATTAATTGATATAGCTGTGCCGGGACCCGGAATTGCCATTACGTAGACTCCTTACTTATACGGTTCCAAACGCTATTATGTTTCCAACAGTGGTTAAGGTACCGCCAGAATCCAAAGACATTTTATTCACGCCAATATACGAAAAATAAATTTTAGACACGGTTTCTGTGTGAACCCCCGACTGTCCTCCTGATGTATCTATGAGTGTGTACGAAACCACCGTATGCGTGCCCGATTGCACACCACTAGTATTAATTGCCACTCCACCACGGGTAGTTGCTACGTTGAACGTTGTGCCCGTGCTGTTTACTACCCAATATTTTGTGCCAGCCACAAGCCCTGTTGGTAACGCGCCTGTTGTAGAAAATACAACAACATCGTTAGTGGATACCGCGCTTGATACAGTAATAACGCCGGGAGTTGCTATTGCGGTAATGCTAGTAGAAGCTACGCTCTGGGAGTTATTAACTGTATAAGAACCAGTCAACCCCGAACCAGTACCAAACCCAGTAATAGTGGTACTGCCCGATATTCCAGTACCCGTAATTACTTGCCCAATAGATAAAGTACCACTAGCAACAGTAGTTACAGTGAGAGTTGTACCTGCATTTCCTATTGTGCCGTTATCAATGCGCCCCGTAAATGAAGCGCCACCTGTAATTGAGGCTGTTTGTGATTTACCTGTATCTGTCGATAATTCATACGTAGTGCTTGCAGAATCAAACACGTAATAAACCGTTCCGGAAGTAATGCCGGTTGGTAACGCGCCTGTCGTAGAAAAAGAAACTGGCGTACTGTCAGCGGGCGCAACAGGTACTGTTACTACTGCGGGAGTGGCAATAGTAATAGTCGCTGTTTGGTTAGCAAATACTTCTTCTACTTCCCAGTTTTCCGTTGTTAGTTTAGTAGCGGATGGAACTTGTACAATAGCATCTGTTACAAACTTTGTAGTAGCAATTTGCTGGCCGTTAGACGCTGAATCTGGATTAACCGTAAGGCTTATTGCACTAACGGTGTGTGTGCCAATTCCAGCACCAGAAGTTTGTACTCCTGCCCCATTTACAGTCAAAGCAACATTAAACGTAGTGGTTGTTCTATTAACTACGTAATAGACGGTTCCCGGAGTAAGCCCTGTGGGTAAAGTGTCAGTAGTTGAAAAACTAACAGCAGTGCCGTTAGCAGGGGAAGTGGCTACAGTAATAACCGCTGGGTTGGCAACGCTAATAGTAGCGGTTTGTGTTGCGCCTAAATACAACGAACTTGAGCTAGAAATAGGAATAGTAAACGTATCAAACTGAGGAAGTATGTTTACTCCGTCACACCGAACTAGCACCGTGCTCAGGGGTGGTACCGAAACCCAAGCTCCTGCTGGTGTCGTATTGCCCAAATTTGTACTGGCATAAATAGTGGCGGTGTACGCTGATGAGGCGTTCTGAACGACATACAGTTTAGTAACCGGTGGGACATACACCGAATAATCAGCGCCTGTCGAAGTGTTTAGCGATAGCGCCGCACAACGGGATTCGTCAGCCGCGCCGTTTTGAGCAGTTAATGCTTGGTTAGCTAAAACCGTAGTAACTGACGCCAAACCAGAAATCGCGTCCTCAATAATTACCCCAAGATTATCATTGGTAATGGTGCCCCATGTACCGGTCTTCTCGCCGTTAGCAATGAGTTCGATCCGTAGATCGGTAGAATATGAACTTGGCATTGTCTTTCCTTTATCGGCGTTTTAGCGCGTCAATCTCAAATTTTATTTCTTTTTCAGCGCCTCAACTTCAGCGCGAAGTTCTGCAATTGCAGCAAACGCCAAGGCACACATTTTTTCATAGTCAACCGCAAGAGTGTCGTCTTCACGTTTACGAACGGCTATTGGAAACTGTGCCTCTACATCTTGTGCAATTACGCCAAAATCAGATTTTTGAACAAAATATCCATCAGCGCCGCCACGAGATTTAATATACGCATCTTTCCAATCAAATAATTTACCACCAATAGCACAAACTTTTAACAACGCATCAGGAATGTCACGGATGTTTTCTTTCAGGGTGCGGTCTGAGGAATAATATGCTGTGACGTTGTTTGTAGCGCGGATTTCCCCGGCAGTAGCAGAACCTGCTGTACCAACGCCTAATGAATTGAATTGTACGTTCGACGATGTAGCTATATCTTGCGGGGTTGTAAGCGTGATTGAACCTGCGCCATTTGTTACAATTATTTGATTGGAAGTGCCTGTTAAAGTTGCTCTGGTTAATGTATTACCGGTGGTGTTACCAATAAGCAGTTGTCCATTGGTATAGCTTGACTGTCCTGTACCGCCTGAAACTACGTTTAATATAGCCGCAGTGTCTGGCACAATATCAGTACCGTTGGAATAAACGGAGCGTTCTGCTGGATACGTTACAAATACATCTTTGGTACCAGCAGAAAACGTTGTCTTAGTGGGGGCACCAGCGCTTGAAGCAAGCACCGTATCGCGGGATAGCGTCGTACCTGAAGACGTATATGTACCAACACCGACTTCCCATTCAGCAGTGCCTTGCCCTGCGATGGTGTAATACGTGGTGTTACCGTTGCCAATAACCGAAAAAGTCTGGAACCCTGTAACCGCACCACCAAGCGTAACGGTGCCTGTACCAGTAGTTATGGTGGTCTCACGTACGCGATCTGCTAGTACAAGCGCCATTGTTTATACCGTGTTTATTTTATTCCACGTAGTGCCGGGATCGGTATCAAGTTCACCCCAAGACGCACCACCCGCCGTATTCATATTTTGCCAAGTATCAATTTGATTGTCATCTATTAAAGCCCAACCTGTTCCGCCATTTGAATTAAATACTTGCCAATTTGGATTTTGCGCATCGTTAATTAACTCCCACAGATATCGCGCAAAGTTAACATCATAAAAACTAACTTGTTCTTGCAACGAAACTATGAAACTTGCTGCCGCCGTATTTGTATCTGTTGCCTCAACCGTTTCACTTTGTACGGCTACGAACGTTGTTATTACTGAATCTTCTGCGTTTAACTGCCCGAGTTCGCTAATGTTTGCAATAAACGTTGCCGCTGCAATTTCGGTACTCGTAGCCGTTATAGATTCATCATTACTAGCCCTGTAAATAATACTGGCTTGTGAAGAATCGACAACCTGCGCGGTTTCACTTTGCCCTGCAACAAAAGTAACTACTGCGGTAATTGGGTCTCCAAGTTGCGATAACTCCGACACAACTGCTGCAAAGTCTGTTTGTAAAGCATAAGCATCGGACAGCACGACTGACTCAGACACCGCAGAAACAAACACCGCCGCTGCCGCTTCAGTACTGCTTACTTCTATTGTTTCATCTTGGTTAACAAAAAATACGTTAAATGTATCCTGTGTTTCTACTACCTGCACCGTTTCATCTAAACTAACAAGATAGCTTGCTGTTGCAGTATTTACAGCATTAAACTCAACTATCTCAACAACATCCTCATCAAACTGGAAGTTGCCGTAATACTCGTCGCTAAACTGCACTGTTTCAGACATCAGCCCGACAAACGCTGCTTGCGCCTCTTCGGTGCTATTTACATAAACCGTTTCGTTTACTGCTACGTTACCAACATAAATACTGTCTTGCGTATCAGATAATTGCGCCGTTTCTGATACAACCCCTGCCGCAACGAAGCTTGCGGTTTCAGCCGCAAAGAAAAACCCGGACTCCGCTACTACCCCAGCAAATGTTGCTACTACTGTTTGGCTATCTGAAAGCTGCGCGGTTTCTGAAATTAACCCAAGCCCCGTATAGGCCCGATTTACTGAATCTGATGCGCGTGCTGTTTCAGATTGCACCACATTAAGCACTGCTGCTACTACTGTTTGTGTATGCGATAGCTGAGACGTTTCAGATACAACAACATTAAACGTTAATCCACCCAACGAGGAAAACGGCGCTTGCGAGAAAGTACTTATACCAAACATGCGCCGTTACCTTTTAATCATTTGTCAGTTGCGCCTCATCAAACCAACGAGATTGCACTACACCGTTAACGTCAGTCCACGAAATCAAATACTGAACGTTGCCGTCCTCATCCATACGCATTGACTCTACTGGACCTTCTGGAATAACAGCGACTAACTTAACGTTATCGCCTTTTTTAAAGTTTGCCATAATGTCTCCGTTATACCGCGTCAGCGTTGAATGTGTATGTGACGTTTAACGTATCGCCAAGCGCTACAATCTTGTCACCACCAGTAAAGTTACCTTCGGAAAACAAAACGCCAGAAGTGCCTGTGGATACTGTAGTCAAGAACGCGCCAGCAACCGTACCACCTGCACCAGAAATTGTGTATACAGATTGCGACGCAGAGTTACTAATTACTGAGGGGTCTGCTGTTGTAGCCGTACCAAAAGTTACTAACTTTCGATTACCTGTGTAGTTTGTGAACTCAGTCCACGCTTTGGAAGCCAGCGTATCCGTAGCGGCATATGTCACGCCCGCGCCGGGGCCTGTTACCAGACCTAGATACCAAGCAGCGGTGTAACCCGAGCCTTTAAAAAACTGTGTATTTAAGTCTTGCAAACCCTCATTAACGACAAGATTGTGGAACTCGTCCGCCCATTTCTGATTGCCGTCGGCATCAAAGCAAGTGACTTTAAACACACCACCAAAACCGCCACGCTCTTGTTCTTGCGAGGGCTTGCCTACGCCAGCCTGAACGGTTTCACCCATAGTAGATTTTGCAATAGGCATAATGACCTCTTAAGGAAAACGAATTAGTGCCGTCGTAGCTGAATTAACAGGCATAGTGACGGTGTTGCTTGTACTGCTAAAAATTTTATCTGCACCAAAGTCCAAAACCGCTACTGATTTATTACCCTGCGTGACGTTGTAGATTAAAGCCCCACGAGCCGTAAAGCTGGCACCGGGCCAAGACACATCAGCGAAGTCTACGTACACAGTGCCAGCGTTAGGACCTGTTGTTTCTGTGCCTATTGTTGCGCCGGTAACTATCACACCCCCTGCCGTATACCCTGTTCCAACAACTTCATTTGCAACCGTATACGCAGTAGTCAACGGACCAATATCAGAGAACGCGGTATACAACGCCATATAAAGCGTATCAGTTGCCAAGTTCTGCCCCGCTTGGAGCATCTCTTGTTTAAAGCTATTTGTCAGTCCTTGCTGAATCACGGATTCACCTTAATCTTAGCCTGACCATCACGGTAAGCATCACCGCGCTCAAGACCTGTACCCAGACGATTCAACTGACCCATAGCTTCCTGATACTTCTTCTCGTACTGCGCGATCAAATCAACTTCGCCTTTTAAGAAGGTATAGGCTTCTACCAACGTGCCGTACAACAGCACAGGATCGTAATTGTCTCCCAACCAAGTACGCCCAGTTGCCGCGACTGTAATTGATTCAGGGTAGTAGTAGTAATGCAGTTCTACATCGTAAGCAGCATCAGGCGTAGGAGCCAAGATAAAACTTAATTCGTCTGTGACAACACCGGATGCAACAGTGGGGCCAAACAAAGCATAGTAATGAGGAAGTCCCTCATCAGTTGCGCTGGGGTACGCAGCACGCATAAAGTTTACGTCTTTGTTTAGTAAAAATTCGTAATTACCGTTACCGTCAATAACAGCCATGGAAAATACGGACAGAAAATCGGTTGGGCAAGATAAGTATTTATTACTAGCCGATGTTAAGCCGGTGACGTTCTTGCGCAACGGCGGAATCTGTACTGTGTTGTATACACGGTCTTCGGCTTGCTTGATGAACGTATTGATCTGGTCAGTGCCGTCAGACGTAGTTGTGCCTGTACCTGCTACGTTCGTCCACGTATTCAACGGGAAGTCGTTTTGCAGGTAGTTCTTAACGTCAATGAACAGTTCGGTATACGTCATGATTAACCCATCGGACCGCGAGCCATTACGCCCTTAGTTGCAGCGCCAGTGCCGCGAATCTTGATGCCAGTTGTCTTTGCTGGTTTGATGTTGCCTTTGTTGACTGTGCCTACGCCAACATTCAGGCTATCCATATGGCCTACACCAGAAATCTCGTTCTGTGCAGACTGTGCCGTAATTTTTTTACCGTCCATGGTATGTGGCTCCGCGTAAACAGCAGCTTGGCCTACTTCTTTGCCGCCCTGCTTATGTGAAAATTTAGCCATGATTAGCCCGATTTTTGATTAGCGACTCGTGCCAGATTGCGCCCCATGGCCTTCATTTGCTCAGAGGTAACACCGCCCTTAGCCATCTTCTTGGCACCGTGCATACGCTTCTCGTGGGCCTTGACTTCCGCCTTGGCGACTTTTTTCATATTATCCATGTCAACTCCTATGTAATCGTTACTATACCCACTACACTCCTAGAGCCCAAGGCATTTGGCGTCAAGCTTGCGTCATTTGCACTTGACCCACCAACCGGTGCCCAACCCCACTGAAATACCCGACTACCGCCCGACGGGTCCCCAAAGTCTGTATTTAGCGTAAGCTGCAAACCTGTATAGCCTGCCTGCCTGTAGCTGTTATCTGGTCTTGGCTCCCGTACCGCTTGGGGGTCTTGCACCGGATACATGCCTAATTGTAACTGGGGTTGGTCCGGTTCCCAACACGTTGGGCATACTTTAATGCTGACCTGTTTGGTCTTAATAATGAGCTTTTTCAGGACCTTCAGCTTAAACCGAAATCCGCACCGATCACATTCCGCAATCGAGTTTTTAGCTGAACTGAACCTGTTACCCATCGTTACGAGATAAAGTACTCACGTGGGACCAACCGATCCGGGGCCTTTTCCCGGTCTTCTGACGCCGCCAAGTCCCAAGCCTCGTCATACATCATCTTCAACGCCATTACTCGATCAGGTGCCACCTCGGGCTTCTTCACTGCCAGCATATACGCAAGCCCCGCCACCAAACAGTTTTGAAAGCGAAACGGAATATCAATTACGTTTGTGCCCGTCCCAGCGTCATATATGCGCTTCAGACGCCAGTAATAAAAAACGTAGTACGGCTGTAGGGTTGTACCTTGGTCAGGCGCAGGCCACACATTAATCTGAGGATGCTTTGGTGTAGCCGCATTTGAGGCGATCTTTTGCCCTGACTGGCGATTAATCCAGACCTGAATCGGACGGCCTTGGGCCAGCTTGTTGGGGATAGTTGAGTAGGTCGAGACGCTGATTCGGGTAATGTTTAAATCCGTTTGGTTAGGACCCTGTCCGGAATCAGTGCGAATAACATGTTCAATAAGATCAACGGTATCATCAGGTAAATCATATGTAGTCACCCCTTGCGCCAGATTAATTGACCCTTGCTCAATGGTCCACAGGTTAATACCCCGGTTTGCCCACTCCCCAATCAGGAAGTTCATGCTTCGCCGTATTGTCCGAAAGTCATAACCCGTACGCAACTCCAGACCGCAACGCTCAAACGCCTCTTCGAATATCTCGTTAAGGTCAGGGTTAAACGCGGTTGTGTCTGTTGAATAGGCCATGGTCTACTTCATCTTTTTTAGGGTCTGGGCAAGTCTTGCTCTCTGCCCCAATTTGCCGGGCTTTTTCGCAGCGGCAGCAAGTTTCTTTGCCGGGATGGGCTTTCCCTCTTTTGCGCCAAGCTGAGCACGAAGGGCACCGGGTTTCTTGATTGCCTTTTGTATCCATTTTTCAGCCATCACCTATACCCCGCTGTTTTCTTGGCTATACCCTTGGGTTGGGCTACGAACTGCTTACCCTTTGCTTTCCCTGTTCGCTTTGCCCTCGTGGTGGCGGCATACTCTGCTGGGCTTAACGCCTTGATCGCCTTTTCCGGGAGATACCTCTCGCCGGTCTTTGACGATGGCTTTCCGCTTTTGGTTCGCCATTTCTGGTCTCCCCATGACTTCAAGCTTTTCTGTGGTGCCTTCATATTAGTCTAGTGTTTTTCCGGTTTACGTCCGTTTTTTCAACGCCAGAACTCTTACCTGCTTGCAGCGATTTTAAGTCTTTCAGGTGGTCTGAACCAACAAAATAAACACCTTTTGGTTGCGACAAAAGCCACAGGTCTCGGTGCTTGTTTGCCTTGTCTGCCATCTTCTTTGCTGGTGTGCTGCCAGACTCCCACATGTCCTTTTCGCCACTGCTTATAAAAGCTGCCACATTTTCTCTTGTCGCCTCTGCCTTACTGTCTTTCAAGTACGTCCCGCCCATTTCTTTCAAAAAAGCGGTCAACGTATCGGCATCAAACTTACGACTTTTAAAATACCCGTACTGCCCCTGCGTTTTAAGCAGCCGGTCAAAAATGGTACCGGGACCGGGAAGTATTTCTTTCTGTTCGTTTACTGCTGTGTTTGTAAAAATAACAAACAAAAACTCTTTTGGGTATCCTTTTACATCTTTTGCCAGTAGATCATCCCATGAGCCTTGATACTTAACCCCCGGCACTCGGTCATCCCCGCTACCCTCATACCAAGCCCCGTACTTACCTATGGCCGCTTTGGCTTCTGGCGGTACTGCTACGCCTTTACCATGTACCTGACCAATAAATATCAAGTCAGGACGAACGCGCAGCACACTCATCAGTCACGATACCCGCCGCCAGCGGCTTTGTACTTCTTAGCCACGAGTTGTGCTTTTCTCGCGGACCACTGACCTGCACCTGTGCCATGGGTAGCAGCGGACTTTACCTGCGACACGATCTTCTTACGAAGTTCCGGCTTGGTATAGTTGCCTGCTGCATTAACCTTCCCACCTTCTTTATACTGAGTAAAGTCGGTGTTGTCCCGCCTAGCCTTCTTCTTAGGCTTCGGCATCTTAGAAGGGTTAATGTCACCCATGCCACGCGAGGCTCTCATTAGCAGTACCCACCCTTTTTCATGACGATCTGCTTAGCTTTGGTTTTGCCTTTGGAAGCGACACCATCAGCAGCTTTGTGACCAGCAGCCAGACCGCCAGAAGCCATTTTTTTAACTGCAAAAGCCGGAACCTTCTTGCCGTCTTTCATGACCATAGGCATACCGCCCTTTTTCATGCCAGCTTCAGCCATCTCGTGTTTAACCATGGACTTGGGTGCGCCCTTTTTCTTCATGAACGCAATCTCCTTACCGACCATCTTCTTTGACTCTTTCATCTCACCGCCTCCAGATTTAGTGAACTCTTTACCTACGCTTGTAGGGACGCCAACCTTCTTAGCAAACTTAGGATTGTTCGCAACCGCTTGCATAAACTTTTCCTGCTTTGCGGACTTGGCTGGCATTACACCATCCTGCCCTTAGTCTTGCCGCGCATCGCGCATCCATCAGCCGCCTTGACGTAGCCACCCTTTTTCTTGCCTGTTACGGCTTTGGCAGCTTTGTTTATTTTGGCTGGCGTAGACTCAGGGTTCTTTTTATCCCGCTCTTCCATGCGCTTCTCAGCCGCAGCGTTCTGCTCGGGTGTGCCCATAACGTTCTCGTACAGGCGTGTGGGCAGTGATTTCTCAGCCATGATTAGCAGACCTTTCCGCGAGTTTTACCGCGTTGAGCAATACCATCAGCACGTTTAGATGCCGACGAAACAGAACCACCAGAGGCGTACTTCTTGACCATGCCGCCTTTTTTGATGCCATAACCCTGCTTCGCGGCTTTCTCTTCCTGACGGCGGCGCTCTACTTCTCGTGCACCTGCTGCCATTTTTTGCTCCGGCGTACGCGCCATGCTCTTACCAGCGTTATCAATTGTGCCTTTAACAGCTTTAGCAACTTTAGATGTTGCTTCTTTCTTGCTCGGATCGCCGGGTGTAGTAATACCTGTGCGTTTCATCCCCGCTTGGCTTTCCAAAAACTTTTTCCGTTGTGCTTCTTTAACAGCGGGAAGATTGGCTGGGTAAGGCTTAAGCTTACCTTCACCTACTGCTTTAGACTCGCCGCCCTTAAGTGTGGGTACGGGTGGCGCTCCTTTATCCGAGCCCTCCATACCTGTGCCTGTATACGCAGGGGCTTTATCTGCGGCGGCTGCGGCTGCGGCTGCGTTAGCTGCATTATTTGCTGCGGCTTTTTTAACGGGCTTTACCTTTTTAGCATCTTTAGCTGCGTTAGCTGCATCTTTTGCGGCCTTATCACTAGTATCTACTGCCGTTGATGCTTCGGGCTTTTTATATGACATGCCCCCTTTAAACACGTCTTCTTTGCCTTCATTCCCCACAGCCTTATATGGCTCTGCGTCGCCTTCACCCATAGCAGAACGCGCCGTCATAGTCTTTGCTATATCAGGTGCACCTTCCGCGCCTTTTTTCTTACGCGACAACAGGTAAGCCAAAGTACCCAGACCAGCCAAAGCACCAACAGTGCCGCCGACATCAAAGCGTTGCGTGCGTGCAGAACCCTTAACAGGCTTAGTTTTACTCTTCATTTTTTCTTCCCCCTGTGCACTAGGTTTTGCACGGTTTTGGTTTCATAAATGCGGATCGCTGTCCATACGATTGTAAACAACGCTGCTATGGCGGGTAACACTTCCATGAGCGTGCCAACCACAGTTACGATTGAAAGCGCATCTGCAATACTTTTCGCAGTTTCGTGATGTTGTTCCATTTAGCACTTCCACCGTTTGAGTGAAGCAGCTTTGCGGGTTGGGCGACCTTTTTCGTCCTTCATGGGTCCCGGCATACCAGACATACGGGCACAGAACGACTTCTTCCGTGCGCCGCCTTCAGGTTGTGGAGCCTTCAGGTTGCTACCCGTAGCTGCGTTGTATTTGGCACGGCCTTTGGCGGTAAGTCCCGCCCCTTTGGAGACCGGCAGCTTTTCGCCACGACCGACCGCAAGAGAGGGATTTTTCTTAGCCATAGAACACCACAATAGTTGCACTTGCCAAAGTAGCATGTACATCAGTGTTGAACTTGATGCCCTCGCCGGGAAACAGGATATGTTCTGACCCCGCCACTGCTGGTGCCGTGAAGGAAAACCTCGCGGTACCGCCTGAGCCGCCGTCTTTTAAAACAACCGTGCCCCCAGAGGCGTAGCTAACAGTCACCGCTTTTACACGGGTCGTAGCAGCATATGCCGTATTGGTCGAGGTTACCTGCGCCGACTTAACGTCTGTTTGCATCATGGTGATGCCTCCTTATTAGACGTTTTGCTGACCAGCCAGCGGATCAAGTACGAAATAAGTAATAAAACCCGAAATACCAGCAGTCAAAGTGCCGCCGCCAGTCACATACACGAGTTCGCTCACAGGAACGCCTTGACCAACGCCAGCCGTAGCCGCACCAACCCCAATAGTGTCAGCCGCATCAGCCGCGCCGGTAGCAACATAACCGTTGGGATCAGGAGTGCCGGTGCCATCATATTGAGCATAGCCAAGATCAAAAGTCTCAGCCGCGCCGCCATCGCCAGTCACAATAACGCTGGTCACAATAGCATTTGTCGGAAGAACAACAGCGCTGGTGTTAGTAGAAGAAGCTTGGACATTGTCCGAAGCTGTATTGGTGTCGGGAATAAAAAACTGAGCAGCCATGACGCCGGAACCACAATACGCGGTGCGAGTGTTATCACCGCCGCCCGAACGCCAGATGCTTTGGGTAGTAGAAAGTGCCATTTGAATTGTCCTCTTTATGCGAGTTTAGTGCGACGATCTGCATAAAAGTTGGCCGGGAGCCATTCGTTCGCACCGGTATTCCCGGATT